CAGGTCGCCAATGACGATCTGCTCAATCTCAGTCTTCGGGTATGCGGGATCGCCCCATACTTTATTCTTGTCCCAATCAAGGTACCAAGCAATAATGGAGAGGACGCTGACCTTTATACCACAGGTTCCTAACAGGTAGGCATACATGTTTAGCTGCTTTTCAAAGTCGGTCCAGTCGCCAAAGATGCGCTTCCAGACACTGGTGGTCTTCCAATCATAAAGGCACCCATTTAGATAGGCATCAAACTTACCACTGATCTTACGGCCAGCGATGCGGTCCCATATCCTTCGTTCAATGAGGTACCCTTTGTTTTTGTTCTTGGTCATAAACCGGCGAAGCATATACTCAAAGTGATTATGGATTGCCGTCCCTTTAAATGACTTCAAAGAGTTGACGATCTTGTCATGAGTAAAGGGAAAGGTATCGATCTCTTTCTTGTGCCGGTTGCCCAACATGATTTCCCGTGGCGCTCTGATCAATCCAGTCACAGAGTAGTCCGATCCCCAATTGTCATAGGACCGGGTGTACTCAAAGATTGCATCACGTAGCGGGGGGATTGTCGTATAGTCTAATTTCATATAGTACGATCTCCTATGTAGCTACACAAAGCCCATGGACTTTGCAGTTGGTTATGAAATATGTTCCAACATGTTCGCTTACAGATGTTGCTGTTGGAAGGGTCCTTGTCGCCCTTGCTTTTAAGGTACGCTGTTAGAAAGAATATGTCGCTCCATTCCCAACCAATAAGCCAGCCCTTCCGGGTGTCTTTGTGGACCCGGCAAAAGAAGTATATGTCGGTGTCCTGTTGCTGAGGCATTTTGGTTACGGATGCTTCATACTCAGGTTTAGGTTCGACCGTGGTCATTTTGGTTTTAACATCTATCCTAATGTCCTTGTCGAAACGGTTAATTACAAAGTCATGTTCATAATCATTTACCCGTTGGCAGTCGAATGCCTTGGTGAAGATTTCCTCTCCAAGGTACCCATAAATATTGCCAGCCCCAAACCGAATTGAACCTTTGAGCGCACCCTGCTCTTCAGCCAATATATGCGCTCGATCATACATGGCTTGTGTTATTTCAATCTCATAATTCATATGGTTCCTTTCGGTAAAGAATTCCCCGATAACGTTTCGGACTAAGCCGCCTAAGACGATACCGGGGAGTTCTGGTTTATTGATCATCGCCCGGCAATTCAGGCTCGTCTGCATCCACGGCTTTCGAGTCCAAGTCAGTTGTTTCCGACTTGACCTCCGGTTTCAGATCACCTTTAATAAACGACTCAAACTTTGAGGCGTTCTCAAGGGTCATTTGAAGCAAGATTCCATCTGTGACTTTTCCAGCAGGGACCAGCTTCTTGAATCGTTCATCAGAAGCCAGCATGCTGTCAGTTAACGCCACGGCCTGTTTAAGGGCTTCAAGGCGAATGTCATTACCTTTGGGTAAGGCAGACACGGGGGCCATAAGAGCGGCCTCCTGAGTGGCCTGTGAGGGCCGCTGCGACTTCGTGTTGCTGGCGGGTTTTGATTCCTTTTGGGAAGGGGTCTTTTCCTTCTGAGTTCCGACTGAAGCCTCACCATCACCCGGCTCAACAACCTCAGCGCCGGTCACATTCCAGAAGCGTCCGTCCTTCTCGTTCCTGATTTCCACTGTGGAGCCGACACCGGCACCTTCAATGACTTCGATCTCGTCCGGGTTTTTCCAGTCCATGAGAAACTTCTCATAGTCTTCCCCGCCGTTACCGTCTTCATCAATCTTGATTCCCTCCACGGACAAGCCGGTCAAGGTCTTTCCCTGTTTGGATTCAATGGTGCCTCTTTCGAGTTTAGTTATTTCTACAATCATAAATTATTCCTCCTCTTCTATATCTGCTAAGGTTAAAGGTTCATCGAAAAGTTCAAGTTTGCCGTCTTCATTCACGATGCCGGTGACCTCTTTATCGAAGGCCATATTATCGTAGTTTGCTGTACCGGGGGCTGGGAGGACCTCATAGGCATCGTCCTCAAACTCAGCGTCCATTGCGCCACGATGATCTTCTCTTGCCTTGTAAGAAGTACAGTTAGTAACGGGTGTTCGCTCAATGACGGCGTTGCCCTCTGTATGCGTGTAGCAACGCTTGCCCTTATTATACATGGACAGAGAAGTCCCACATATTTCACATCGTTTTTTATCCATAGGTCGGTTCCTCCTTCATGTAATTGTATCCGTGTCGATTGCAGAGATAGTCTATTGCTCCCCACACGCCGATGCCACATCGTTTAAGAGTAATCTGACCACCCTTAACCGTTATGTTGTGGCGTTTCAGCTTTGCCTTTGCCGTTGCCTCAGTATACTTCCCAATCTCTTCACTCATATGCTTCTATCCTCCCTTTTTAGTCTGTGATGAAGAACCGCATGCGCCGATCTATTCATCGGTTTACAGAAAAGTAACTCCGTACGTAGCCGCAATTCCCGGCCTATGGTCCACGGGGTCATGTTGGTATACCGGCTGATGGTGGTCACTGAGGGACGGTTGGCATCCCGGTCCACCCGGCCTATAACCTTAAAATAAAGGCCAGCCAGCTTGCTCTCCTGAGCGGTAAGATGATGCAGCACAATCCGATGTCCTACGTTAAGGCTGCCAATGCGCTCCATCCAACGGTTGCGGCGTTTATACTGCAATCGTTTTACTGCTGCACGATGTCCTGTTGTTGATTTAAACATTCTCTTTCTCCTTAAGCTGTTAGTTTTAGTTTATGAAGATCGCCCCAAGAGTCGCCAACCATAGCGTCACCAGTCATAGGCATATCAAAGTTGATATGTGGCCACAACTGCATGACTGCTGCGGGGAGCTTCTCAAAGACTTCAATACACATGTTGGCAATCTCCACCATTTCCGATTCCAAGGCATCAAAGATTAGAGAATCATGAACCTGTGCAATCAATAATGACTTGAAGGCCCGGCGCTTGTACTCTTTAAAGATCATTGCGGTTGCCAACGGCATAATGTCAGCGGTTGCGAATGACTGCACCGGGAAGTTTTTAACTTGCTGGGGTCTGTATCCTTTGTTCCCTTTATAGAAACGGAAGATACGGCCCGTAGGATTAACCAGTCTACCCTGCTGTCTGTAGACCAAACGGATGTTCTCTGCTTGCCATGCTGCCAGAACCTTATACTTCTCATAAAAGGCTGCGACCACTTCCTCCCAAAACTTCAGAGAGTAGTTAGGCATTTTCGGGTCCATGTAAAATGAATACGCAGAGCCACCATAGATCAATCGAAAGGTCATGATCTTAGCAGTGGTTCTGACCTTGTCAAACTTCTTGGCATCAGCCGGGTCGGCTTTAAAGAACTTGATAGCGTTTTCAGTATGGGGATCAATGCCCTCATGAATTTCACGCATCATTTCCGGGTCACGGCATAACACTGCAACGGCCACCCACTCAGCCTTGCTAATATCCACTTCCAGAATCTTGCCCAGCCGAGATACAAACGAAAGCTTGATAGGGCTGGTGCCTTCACGGGGAAGGTTCTGGCCATTAGGGTCCTTCGAACTATATCGGCCAGTCTTGGTAACGGTCATATTGTACTGAGGGTGTACCAGACCGTCATGCTGGACCTTTCTTAAAAGGCCCTTACCATCCTTGCCTTTGAGCGTTTTAAGTGCCTGATCGGCCCCTGAGCGCTGAATGAGCCACTTCTTGAGGTTACGCTGGCCTTTGGTTTTTGCTTTCAGGTATTGGATTGTACCTTTATCGGTACGATAGACACCCTCTTTGGCCGTCTTCAACTTCTTTTTGTTGATCTGAAAACCTATCCCTTTAATCATTTTGATGTAAGGCTCCAGCTTCATGCGATACGTGGTTTCGGGTTTCGTCTTCAATGTCTTCTGAACCCATACCTCTTCATGACGTTTGACCTTGCCGCCATACAAAGCCGCTGATAGCTCAGCCTTGCTGTTTAGGTTAATCTTCTCACCAAATGCCAACATAATATCCGTGTCAAGCACCTGTATCTTAAGCGTGAGGGCCTTTACATGCTTCACAGCTTCATCAATATCCAGTAGCATACCGTTCCGCTCAATCTCCGAAAGTACGATCACATTCTGATTCTGAATAGCTGCTACAGCCTGTAGCTTCTCTTGCTTAATCAACGGAACTTGCCTCTGATAAATGGCCAGAGCATTGATACAATCCTGCTCCTGATAGGGCAGTAATATCCGCAATGGGATTTCGTCAGTTTCGTACCCAGCATCCCAAAAGGTTTTAACCAGATCGATTTTGTCAATCTTCAAATACTTCTTTGACAGTTCGCCCAAGCTAAGCTGCCCAATGCGCTGGGCCGTCAGCAGATACTCTGCGATCTGCGTACACCAGACCTTGCAATGACTATATTCGATTCCAACATGACTCAGCCAATTCAAGTCAAACTTAATGTTGTGGCCCACCAGCCTACCGGCTGTATTAATGAGAGCCTGTATCTCGTCAAACTTCTCACGCTGAGTCTGTGCAGAATCCAATGATGCGTAGGACTCCAGTTCCTTATGATCTATAGTCCATGTTTTCCTCCAGCCGCTTTCATCAGCAAGCCCAACCGTGATTAGTCGGGCTTCCTTTTGCCACGGATGCATGATTGGTCGTTTAGTGGTTTCGACATCGACCGCTAACGTCCTCATTACTTACCTCCCATGTGATGCATAAGCATGCCCACCAGATACTCCAGCGGGTAGGGATGATCAGCATTCCGGTTCCATGGCCGGGGATACAGTATGCCCATACCACCAGCCTCTTCCCATTCATCGATGTTTTCGTTCTTATCATCGATCAGGATTTTGCCCGGCCCGGCCACAGCGGCCTTGCCAGCATGGCCACCAGCAATTAAAAACCGTTTGTCTTTGATCACATCGGGATACTCTCGTTTCAACCACTGAATTTTACCGGTACCAGCATAAGGCATCACAGCCGCCGTAAGAATGATAGGACGCATCGGCTCTACAATGGCCTGTATACGTTTGCCGTCATTCATCCAAGTTAACTCTCTCCAAAAACCGGGATGATCAAGATCACGCCAGAAGCTTTTGAAGTCGGTCCCAAGCTGGGCATAAGGTATTGCCCACTCCGTGGGATACCATTCAAAGCCGTTATAGCGTTTACGGACTCCTGCATCGAAGTCAACGATCACGCCGTCCATATCTAAAAAGATTTGTTTGAACATAAGCCCTCCTATTCGAACCGGCATTTTTCAATATGAAAGAGAGCTTCCCCTCTTCCGTACCGGCCTGTTAGTTTGTTTTTGCAACTTGAAAAGAACCGGACCTCTTCCAGTCCTTCAGCGTCTACCTTTCCAATGCCAAAGGACCAATCTAACTCACCGGGAATGGCGACTTTAGAATGATCCATATTGTTAAGGCTTAGGTACTTGCGGTTCTCCGCAGCATTGTCTGCCTGACCAAGCGTGATGATCGAAGTGTCATATTTGTCAGCCAGCGACCTATACTGATTATATAGAATCTGCAACCTTGCCGTACCTTCGGCCTTTCCAAAGATGTCAACCTTCGGCCCCTGATCAATTATAACTACACGGG